GTTCATTTTTTCTTAGTAGCTTGGCTTAGCCCCCCTTTCGACTGAGATTTGGTTTTCGACTCGGTTTGGGTCGATTTCATGGTTTGGCCATCAAGCGGAACGCCCATAGCCATGCGCTTGTGCTGCTGAACCAAGTCGCCTTTTTGCTCTTTGTCGTAATCAGACATTTACATCTCCTTTTTTGATTAACTCCACGGCGGACTTATCCTGGTCGAACTTCAACCGGGCCGCATCACGGGTTAACCGTGCCGTTTCGATGCGTTCCTTCATCTCCAAATCGCCCATGGCAATAGACATCTTGTACTTCTGCTCTTCCATGGCCAATTCGTAGTCTTTTTGCAACCTTGCCATCTCGCGCTCTGCATCGGCGGCCATCTCCCGATCCTTGAGTTGCATTTCGGCTTGGTCGCGCTGGGCGCGGCGCTGGGTCTCTGCCATGGAGGTATCGAGCAGAACCTTGGCATCCGCGGTGAGGGGAGGTTGGGGCTTGTACTGCTGAGCCGCTTGGATCATCTGCTGAATCGTCGGCATGATGCCCTGCAAGGTCTCTTCGCTGTCCAAGCTGATGTGTTGGCCGGCCATGGAGTAGAGCCTGTCGATGTCCTTTGGATTGACCGCCAAAGCATAATTCTCGTGCAGTTCGCCGCCCAAAGACTTGCTGACATAGCCCTTTGCCCTGCCCAAATACCATAGAACGATGTGCTGCTTGATGTGCTCCATGGCCTTAGGCATAAACTGAGGCGCAATCAATGGGTTACCCCCGAATACAGGGTCTTTAGCGAAGTCTAGGTGGCTCTGTATATGAGCCAAGTGGTCTTGCTCAGGGTAGGCAAATGCGGCCGATCCAAGGGTCATAGCCACATTCTCATTGGCAGAGTCCATCTTCTTGGGAGCCGGCACATCGATCATCAACTCATTGACCCCAGGTACCTTGATCTGCTTTAAGAACCGGGAAATCACGGCCTTGCGGTTAAAGAGGTCAGGGTTTTGCTGCATGATGGCCATAACCGCTTGGGTTTGAGCCATCCGTTGGGTTTCAGAGAAGATATGCGGGTCTGAGACCGGGACAATGTCGGTAGTCTTGGCAAAATCATCGCGGGTGACATTCAGATCCTGAACGACATCACCTTTTTTCATGTCATCCAGGTACCAGCGGTTAATCCGCCCCAAAATCCTAAGAACTCTGCCCTGAGACTCATGCAAACGGGCATGGATTGAGGAAAATACCGCCGCACCCTGCTCAATTAGCGCCTGAGTCGTGCCAACGGGGGTGTTTTGCCCCACATCTGCAATCTTTTCCTCAGCGGTCGTAACCACGCCCTTAGCCGCGTTGGTTAACCAGGCCAAAAGCTGGTACAAAACGGGGCTTGGCGGGTTAAACGGCATCGGCATGGCCAGTTTGCGGACATCATCCACCCCCGGAGCCGCTTCGATCTCAGAGACTTGGGTGATTTCCACTTGTTGGCTCTGACCCGACACCTTTGCGCCCTTTAACTTTAAGAGTGTGGCGGCGTTGTTGATGTGGGCAGAGTCTAGGAGGGCGCGAAGCGAGCCGGTTAACGCGGCGGCTAAGCCCCCAATGAGGTGGGGAAGACCTACGGCATAGGCACCACGCCAAGGAATGAACTTAAACTCCACAATCCATTCCAATTTGGTCATGGAGTCATCGCCCTCTTCCCAATTTCGGTATAGGCCAAGGACTTCGTTGTCCAATTCGTCAATCATCAAGATGTAGGGAGCCATCTCCCCCTTGGAATACTTGTCCTCAGGCACCTCTAGGAAGGTGTAGATGTGATAAACCCTGCGGACACCGTCTTCGTTCTCATCTGGCTCTTTGCCTTCGACCTTTAGGTTGGCCTTTTCTGCGGCAGACTCATCAGGGTAGGCGGTTGCCCGTACCATGGAGATGTCTCGATAGAGGTTGGCGTTAATCCGGCGCTTGAATTCGTACTGCGTTATGTCCTGAATCTCCGTAACCCGTTGGGCGGTGTAGAAGTTCCCGGCAGCAAACGGCAGCAAAACATTGTCGATAGGCAGGAACTCAGCGCACGGGCGCTTTTTGCGCTCGTCGTACCACAGTTTCATGTACTGCGAGCCACCCAAGGGAAGCTGGGTGAGCATCTGCTCCTCTTCATCACGGAACTCTTCGATTTGCTCCGTGAGCTGCCAGTTCATCCAATCCCGTTTGCGCTCTGAAACGGCCATCTTTTCATCGTTTACCTCACCCAAAATCTTGGTTTTAGTAGGACCATCGGGCGGAAACATTTCCTTGATGGCTCTAGCGGCAAAGTCAATACAAGCCTCAGCCATGATGGGGTGAACCACCTTGGAGGCACCGCTGAAGGTCGCTCCGCCGGGGGCATCGTTGCCCATTCCTGTCCGCCGGATGCCCTCTTCGTACTGCTCATCGCGCTTTTTGCGGCTTTCCTTGTCATTTCTGATAAGGGTTTGGTACTTTAGGGCGATGCTTTTGAGGTCAAAAAGGTCGATGTCCTCGTCTTCGGCCAAGTTTTGGTAGAAGTCTTCGTTCTCCATTGGCCCTTTGGTGGGCATCTTGACCACGGCTGAGCCATCAGGGAGTTCCTCAATGTCGGCCTCTGTCAGTTCGGGCAACTCAACCTCAGTCTCCGCACCCTGCTCTTCCATGGTTGGGTCAGGGATGCCTTCAACGAAGCGATTAAATTCGGGATCTATTGGGAATTCTTCAGCCATCTTATGGTTTCCTTAATTCATAGCGTGGGCAAGACCGCCCTTTTTACGCCCTGTTAGTTTTTTCTGCATCTCTCGGTACTTCATGGCGCTATCTAACCAGCTTTGATCTAAGTCTTGGAGCGGGGCAAACAACTCCAATGACTTATGCGCTCCCTCCGGTGTTTTACCCATCAGGCGCTTAGCCTCAAAGTGGGTTGGGTACATTTGCTCAACAGGCAATTGATTCTCAAAACTTCCAAAGTAATCCCCGCCCAAATCGAGCGGGTAGGTTGAATGGCCTGATTTTTCAAAGATAGTGGCTTCAGGATCAAGGCGGGCGATGGTGTAGCCCGATGCGCCACGCTCAACATCCAAGAGCTCAGGATCGGTCACGGCCAATCGAGTGGCCGCCACATCTGGGAACCCTCTCTTTTGGAATCCGGCCTTGGCCATAGCCTTTACAAACGCATCCCGTTGGCCACCAGGTCCTGTGATTAGTTTGTCGCGCAACTCCGGGTCTTCAAGCCCTGGGAAATTGGGAGCCTTGGGCTTGCCACCTTGACCCTTGACCGCTTTGACCGCGGCGTTAAACGCCTCAATGTCTTTCTTGCTGAAGGCCGATATGTCCATCTGATTGAGCAACGCTTCGGTCATCATGGTGTTGAAGTCCACCGACAGGGGACTCATGGCCGTATACACCCCGTAGATTGGCTGGCCGGACTCCCTTGCCATTTTGATCCGCTTGGCAAGCATAGATAGCACCCCTTGGCCGGAAGCCCATGCAGAGCCGGGATGGAGCCTCATAAAGTCCGGGCCACCCTCCAAGATCACATTCATGGGGGTACCTTCGATTTCCTGAATGATCCTTCCCGCTGCTGCTCTGTCTCCGGCAAACGGTATGGCTATGCCGTTTTGTATATCTTCAGGGGTAATGATTTTCCTTGGGAGGAGTTGAACCGATGGATCATCAACGACCTTCGATTTGTATTCCCCAATCGGCTTGGCTAATCTAGTCTCTGAGATGTCATGCCAATAGCCAGCGGCTTCGGCCTCAGCCTTGCTCATCCGCTTACTAGCCTTCTCTGCGGCCTTGGCAATCTTGGCTATCCCGCCCTTGGCCATCCGCTCTTCATGCCAAGCCTTTAACTTCTCATCTTTGACTAGGCCACCCTTTTTGTAGGACTGCCCAATCTTCACATCTGACTTTAAGTTGGCGGGCAGATCCATAACCCATATGCCGGTCTCAGCCTTGTTAGCCTCTTTCAAGGCTTTGTCTTCAGAGTAGCCCCCGCCCAATCTCTCATTGGTGTTGGGATCTCTCACCTCATACCACATGACTTCATCGCCAAAGCCATCTACATCACCGGTTGGCTCAGAGGTCACATCGTCATAACCGTATCGTTGAACGGCCACGCCCTTACGCTGCGGCTTGACCCCGTACTTTTTATATTGCTTTTCCAAGAACTTGGGGTAGACATCATCGTAGTACTTCTTCATCCCCTCGCCGCCGATGTCTAAGCCTTGGCCGGAGATAACGCCCTTATCCATCTCCATAACCTTCTTGCCTACGGCTTTGCCAACAACATCGGTAATTGGCTTGCCTACCGCTCGATCAAAGTGTCTTTGGGTGGAGCTTGTGACCATGCCATCATCATCTACGCCAAGCACAATAGTGCCGCCGCCCTTGGTTTGAATACTTACCGTGCGCTTGCCATCACCCTTCTCAACGCCGATAGCATCTACCTTCCGGCTTAGGGCATAGCGGTTTGCCTGTTCTTTTCCGCCGACTATGGCCACGGCATCGTAGTCATTGTCTGAGGCGTACTTTACAGCCCGCTTTAGAGCAAGCTGGTACCAATCTTCTTTGAACGGAGCATCAGGTACGCCAAGTAACTTTTGGCTACCAATCCAATCATCGTATTCTTTGGTCAGGGCATTGATGGAATCTAGATTGCTTTCATCTGTTTCTGACCATCGGTTGCTGAAGTTTTTCAGCCATTCAATTTGGTAAGGTGTCATTTCGGTGCTATGCAGAGCAATCAACTCATCTGCATCCCGCTTGGGCATTGGCCTATTTGCGCCGTACCCCTTGTCCCGACCGGCTTGGTGCCAATCCGACTGCACCTCCTCAATGACTAAGGTTTTCTTACCATCGATGTCCCTATCCTGCATTCGGATGTGAGCTAGAACATTTGGCTCTTCCCAATGAGGTGACTTGTAATCTACTCCCGATGCGTTTTTCAATGTTACGGGTTGGGTCGGGAGCGATGGATCGATCTTGGCATCTTTAATTGCCTCCTCAATCGTATTTCCGGTTCCGCGAATATCGGTGCGGCCATCAACTACATACCATCCTTTGTTCACATCAAATGTCGTACCACCAAAAACTTGACTTTGAGGCAAGATTTCCCAATTCTTTGGGATATTCACAGTTATCTCAGAGCCCTGTTTGATGTTGGTTGGCAAGGTCAGTAAGAGTTCCCGATAGTTCTTCCCGCCCGGAAGGTTCAAGTCTTGAGAGTCAAACTTAGGGGGTGGGTTATCTAAGTACCGCTTTTTGGTTGTCTCAAACCAATCCAAGTCTTCTTGTGGTATGTCGTAAAAGCCTTTTGAGATCAATGTCTCAAGCTCATTCATCTTGTTGATCTCGGCCTCAGTCATGTTTTGGGCTCGGACAACCTCTTGAACTTGGATCTTGTTGTTGTTGATGTAGTCCACCACCTCATCTTTGGTGACCGCAGTCTTGGACTTGAGCCACTCCGTAAGCCCGATAGCCTCTAACTCATCCTTCTTAACCCCTGGTTGCTTAGTGATGTCGTTTAGGAAAGACTGCCCTGAGCCTGACTTACGCTGCAGATTGACTGCCGCCTTCTCAGTCGCTGAGTAAAAGCCCAGCTCATCGGCAGGCACCTTGACCTTGCCTGATATGGCTTCGGCGGCTGATGGTGCGCCGGCAGGGGGAACGGTAGATCCACCCACGGGAAGGTTCCTTAGCGACTCAGGGAAGGCCGAATCAATCTTCTTGCCCGCCCGTGCTACCGCCCCGGAAACTTGTCTGCCGATACCTGGGATGTAGGTAACTGGCCCCAACTCAGGCAGGAACGGTACATCAGGGATCTTGGATGTCTCAATGGCTTTTGAGACCGGGGCAAGAGTCTCTCCGACATTTGTCAGGTACTCAATGCCGGCCTCCGATTGGGGTAGGGGAGTGCCCTCCTCAAGTTCTTTGATCTTCTGCTCGCCGCCAAAAAGCCCAACGAAGGGCTTGGCTAGCTCTTGGCCTACGATTGATTGGATGGTGCGAGCGGTCTCATACCCACCCCTCAACTTGTCAGCAAAGGGCAGTTCAGATACCCGCTTAGACTTGGCCTGCGCCTCTTCTTCTCGGGCGCGGTTCTCGTCTTCCATCATTTGGCGTGCAACCACGCCTTCGGGTCCGGGCGACATGAACACGGGAACCCCGGCGGCCATCTGTTTGCGGATCTCATCCCTTGGGTCACCACCGGCTTGCATCTTGACCGCCCCACCGCGGGCGAACTTCTGTTCCTTGAAGTCTTTGCAGGGTCGGCTGCGCTTTAACTGCCACCCCTTGGGCTGGGTAACTAGGCCGCCCTTCTTGTAAGGCTGGCCCTTGACTGCTGAATCCTTGAGTTTGGGGGTAAGCTCAATCACATAGACCGGTTCGGTTATGTCTCCGTAACCTTTATCTACCGATACTCCGCGGCCGGTTTTAGTCTCTGCCTCATAGAACTCCCCGCCCATCTTCTTGGCGTACTTCTCAGCGAACCTCTTGAGTTTGTTGTCGTAGAACGCCTTCATCCCCTCTTCGCGGGGGGCGACCACTCCTGTATCCTCTTTTTGCATCTTCGCCCAAGTCTTCTTGGCGATCCGGTCTTTCTGATCCTCAGATAGCCCACGGGTAGTTGCATCTACGATCCGGCGCAGTTCCTCCTCAGATGAGACTTTTTCATTGCGATTCTCATTGAGCAGACCTCTTGCTCGAGCCTCGGCCTCAAGATTGATCCGGCCTGCAATACCGCCCCGTTGCTCTGTGGCAGCAACCTTCCATTCATTCCCGCCTTCCATCTTCTGCCAAGCAATCTCTTGGGTTCCCCACCGCTTGATCTGAGCGGGGGAGGCTGAGAACCCTACGCGGTCATAGCCATTCTTTGCGGCGTAGGCAAGGATGCGCTTAACGCCCAGCTCATGCCAATTGTCTTTGTACGGGGCATCCGGTAACTGCTCTTCAAATTCTAAAAGTTTTTTACGAACACCCTCAAGTTTTGCTAACTGATCTTTCCACCTTTGGTTCAATACTTTTAGTTGTGGGTCATCTTTTACTTTATCGGTGATTTCATACCAACTCAGTTCTGCGCCCGTTTCTTCCTTTATCTTCTGTTTGAGTTCTTGCTTAATTTTTTCGTTGTAATCATCGTATTCTTCTTGAAACTTTCTAAATTTTTCTGTTTCGGCTCGCTCTTCCTGAACGACCTTTTCCCTCGCCTCAACATTTGCCTTATCAAAATAGCCGGCCTCATTGCCCCGCTGATGCCAATCAGACTGCATCTCATCCACATAGAGCATCGGCTTTCCATCGGTCGTGGTTCGATCCTGAACCCGCATATGGAGGAGGACATTGGGTTCGCTCCAATGTGACCCCTGAACATCAGTAAACTCATGATCTGGATAAGAACGGGGGTTTACAATAAGTAACAACTCCCGGTAGTTTTGCCCGTTGTCTAATTGGTAGTCTGCAAAGCGGGTTTCCCCCTCGCCCATGAGTCCTTGGAGCATGGCATCTTCTCTAGCCGCCCCCTGAGCCGACTCAAAGTCGCGATAATCCCCACGGCCTACCGGTATGTCATCAGGATCTTTAAGGTAATACCCCATGTCATCACTACCGACGATGGTATATCCAGCAGAGTTTCTCCACTCATATTCGGGGCTTTCGTAATACTCTGACTCAGCTTGGTTGTAAGCTCTTTCCTTGATTCGCTCATCAACCTCTTCATCAATCCGGCTTAGGATATTGGGGTCTTCAAGATCTTCCGGAGAATACTCATCCATGATTTCTTCACGGATTTTTTCCCTTGACCCTGGGAAATACTCATCAAACTCAAGGACATAGTCATCAGAACGGTCGCTGATATAACTGTCGTTTTCAATAACCCTTCCATCCCCGAAATCAAAGTCATTATCATTGAAGTCGCCCTGCCTGTACTCAACCTCCGCAAACTTTATCTTTTTGTTGTCGATGTAGTCCCGAATCTCATCTCGGGTGACCGACTTCTTGCCTTGTAGGAAATCATTAAGATCGGCGTATTCCAGCTCATCATTGGACACCCCGGCCTTCTTTAGCTCAGAGAGGAAAGCCTCGCCAGACCCCTGCTTTCTCTGCATATTGAGGATGGCCTTCTCCGCGGGGGAGTACAGACCTACCTGATTGGCCGGAGCCTTGACTGTCTCAGGCTTGGCCTTGACTTCCTTGGGCGTAATGACCTGTTCAATTGATGGGCCAACGGCTTCCATCGACAGCCCGACCGGCAGCGGGGGCAGCTCCTTAACCTTATCCAAGGCACCGCTCATCATGCTTTGCACCTGGGGCTTGACCCCGCGGACACCAGCCAATTGGGCTAACTCCGGCATGATCGGGGGGATCTTGTACTTAGTCTCAATCTCTTCTAAGAACTTGCCCACATCCTGAACATAGGGCATCGCCTCAGCGGATATGTCGCCCGGAGCCATGAAACGCTCCACGGCCTCTTCCCCCGCCCGGATACCCTCTTGACTACCGAACTTCCCTGAGCTCAAGGTTCCGTAAAGGCCGACAAACGGGGAGACCATGCCCTTGGCTAGGCTCTTGCCGATAACGCCGGCCGCCTCAGCCCGCGGATCTGTCCTCGACTCCCGGTCACCGGAGAGCGCCTCAAGCATGGCATCGATCTCGCCCCCGGACTGCATCCGAACCTCGCCCCCGGCCTTCATGCCTTCAGGGTTCAGTTGAGCCTCAACCATCGCAGCGTTCATCCCTGGGTAGTACTTGACCAGCTCATCCGCTCCAATCTTGCCCTCCTTAAACGACTGTATATCGGATGATCTTTTCGCCTGGGCTTGTTGGCTCTGCGTATAGGAGGCAGCACCACCGGAAGCGGCGTACCAATCTTTGAGGTTCTTATCAATTGCGCCGCCTTTGGCATAAGGGATGCCCGTACCGCCACCCCATACCTCAGGGGCAACTTCGCCGCCCTCAGCAAATTGCTCGGGTAGGGCACGGCGCAGGTCAATGATGTCGCTTGTAATATCCTCTGGGTTCACAAGCAGGGGGTTGCCATGCTCACGCGACAAGGCTTCCAAGTACTCCTGCCGGGAGCGGCGTGGCAAAGCCTCGCGCACAGACCCTCTTGGCAGAGTGCGAACCAAGGTTGATTCATCACCTAACTCTTCTAACGCCCTCATACGATGGCGACCTTCATGGCCTGGGATGTTTAGGTATGCGGAGCCTTTTGGTTTGCCTAGCTCAAGGAATGGCACATCCTCAAACCCCTTATCGCGGGCAATGACCCCTAACTCTCTGACATATTCATCGAGGGACTTGTTTCCCTTGCTCATGTCCGAACCCGACACATTGAGCGGGGAGGCAAAATTCTCAAAGTCTCCCGGCCGCATGATCATTAGGGTTTGGGCGTTATCCCCTCTAAGGGCGCTGAGCAAAGCCTCATCATCATATTGCCGATAGATATTTGGCACTTCATCAAAGATTCGCTCTAGCCGTTGAACCCCGTATTGACCCTCGCGCTCTCTGACCTGCGGCTCAAGAGTCTTGTACTTAGACTTCTTGGCCATGTCCCGCGCCGCGCTGACCGCCTTCTCGCTTGCCTTCGTGGCAGCCTTGGCTGTCTTCTTAGCAATACCGCCGCCTGCCATTTGGCTTTCGTACCAGGCTTTGAGTTTGAGATCAGGCTTCATTGATGCACCGATAAAGTGATAAGCGAGATTGTCCCGCCTTCATCAATTGCTTGCCACTCAGGATGCATATGGATTCTCCCTCTTCTTCCATGCGCCTGAGTCGATGTAGTCTTCCTCGTCATAGTCTTCCTGAGGCGGCGGGTCGATCTCAAGCCAGCCGGCATCCCGCAGGAACCGCAGCGCCTGGGTGCAGGCATCCACAAAGTCATCATGAGTGGACTCAGGGAAGGAGCATATCTGTGAGACAAAAGGCTCAGCCCAATCCCGGACATAGCCTTCCTTGACCGTGCTCTCCGGTATCCACACCCTCCCTCGAGCAATGATGTTGGACACGATATTGAGGCGCTGAACCTTGTCCGCATTCCCTGGGTTATATGCCCTGACCGGCAGGTGGGCCCGCTGCAAGTCCTGGATCAGGCTAATGCCAGCCGACTTGTCCTCAACCAAGATCAGGTCAACCCGCTTCTTTTCCCTGCCCTCACCGAAGATGGTGTCGTACTCCTCAATGACCTTTGGCCGCAGGTCGGGGTATTGCAGGCGGTCTTGCCAGCAGTCAATCACCATGACCGACATCGGGCCATCCACGGGCTTGAACACCCCCCAAGTAATGCAGGCGGTTGGGTCGTTGATGGTCTTTTCCGTATAGGCGCAGTCATAGGACTGAACGATGTACTCAAATTTGGGAAAGGCTTTCTGAGCCGGCCAGAGCTTGAACATCTCCCGCTTGACGATCCCGGACTCCTCCGGGTCGATGATCTCAGCGTAGATCTCCTGCCTTCCCAGCTTCGTTCCCTCATATTGGAGGATCTGCTTTTGGAAGGAGGGAGCCAGATTGGCGAGATTGTCATAGGTTGAGGCGGTAGTCAGCACCACATCATTGCCCTCCCGCCCTACTAGATCCACGATCAGGTCTTTAGGCTTTGGGGTTGTCGTACAGATAATCCGGGTCTTCTTGCCTAGTCGCACCCCGAACATGATCTGATCCCAGGCCTCATCGAGGTAGTCCCAAGCGGCCAACTCATCCAGCCATGCCCCGTGGAACTGTGGCCCCCGGAACCGCTCTGGCTCCGAAGCTGGGATGCCTTTGATCAGGGAGCCGTTAATCAATTTAAGCTCATGGAAGGCGCGGTTGTAATCTGCCACAAGTGAACTGGGTATAACTGATAAAAGCCCTGAGTCCCCTTCAAAACAAGTTGCTCTGACATCGGAGGAGGTTGGTGCGCCCACCAGCCAGCGAGTGCCTTCCTCCTGCCATGCCCACCACCCCACTTGCTCCGCAGCCGTCCTGGTCTTGCCGGCACCGCGGCCGGCGAGCATAAGCCATATCGTCCACCAATCCCCAGCCGGGATAACCTGGTGCCTATGCGCCTTAGATACCCAGTTAGCCCTCCAAGCCCAGGCGACCTGATCCTCAGGCTTGAGTTGAGAGAATTTGGCCTGAGTGTCCGGGTCTTTAAGGATCTCAAGAACTTCATCCATTCCTGATCACGCGGGCTATGTCGACGGGTGTCATATGGGGAATCTCTGCCACCTCAGCGCACTTCTCCCTCTGCCTCATGGCGATGAGCCTACCAACTAGGAGCTCAAACCCCCCAACCTTGATGTCGGGGTGGATCTCATGGATCGCATCCTCGATCTCTTGGTCGGTCATTGGGCCGCCTGTTTTTTCAGCTCTAGGTTTTGCAGCAAGCTGTCAAACAATCCCTTGGCCTCTATGGAAGCCTCTACCTTCAACGGGTTGTCCTTATCCCCGGCCAGCTCCATCCGGTCGCCGTATTTCCTGGGCTTGAGCTTCGATGCAGTCCACTTCCGGGCATCTATCCTCAGGCGCATCCAGTTGATGTAGGCAGAATCAAAAGAGGTATTGCCCTCCTTGTCTGTCTTCTCCATAGGCATCTGATCCGCTATGGCATGAATCTCATCAGCAAGGGTATCGGCCTGATCCTCCCTTGCCTTCGTGTACATATCCGAAAACTCTGGAAATCGGGACAGCCAAAGGTAGACAGTACTCTGTACCG